TTATTGATACTGGTGCTACAGGTACTTATATATTCTCAAGTGGTACCACAGGTAACTGAACAACGTTTTCTAACTATAGAAACATCACATCATCTTATAGTTTGGATACTGGACAAAGAGATGGTTTTTATGACCATGCATCAATTAAATTAAAACCAGGCGCCTCTGCACCAATTGGTAACATTCTTGTTGCATACGATTACTATGCACATAGTGGTGGTGATGGATACTTTACTGTGAGTTCATATGTAAATGAAACATACTCACAAATTCCATCATACACAACCAAAGCTGGAACATTATATCAGTTGAGAGATTCAATTGATTTCCGTCCATCTAGACAAAATGGTGTAACATCTTACACATGGAACTATAAGTCATCACCATCAACAACAAGTGGTGGTTTGTTCCTTCCACAAAATAGATCCAACTTTACTGCTGGTTATAACTATTACTTGGGTAGAAAAGATAAACTTGTTCTAACCAAAGACAGTCAGTTTATTATGGTTCTTGGAACACCTGCTTCATCACCAGTATATCCTGTTGAACCAGATGATTCATTGTTACTTGCTAATTTTAATTTGGATCCATATACTGCGTTTGTTCCAGGTGAAGGTTCTAATTATGTTTCAGCAGAATCAACATATGGTATTACACAAAATAGTACCGCATCTAACTTGTCGTTCCAAAAAGTTTTACATAAACGTTGGGCTAAATCTGATATTTCAGACTTACAAACACAAGTTAACAACTTAGAATATTATACTTCATTGAGTTTGTTGGAATCAAATGCAAATTCATTACAAGTTCCTGACGTTAATGGTTTGAATAGATTTAAGAATGGTATTTTGGTAGATGACTTCAGTTCATTTGGTACCGCAGATACTACACAAAATAATTTCAGATGTAACATCAACATCAGAAAGAAAACATTATCACCATTACAATATGTTGAAAACTTCCAATTGCAAAACGCTTTTGTAAATGCAAGTTATGGTTCAAACACAACACCAACAAGTTCATTTACAATTAATGGAATTAACAATTCATTAAGTAATATTTACACACTTCCATATACTATTGCTAACGTTGCAGTTCAACAATTAGCAAGTAATACGATTAGTGTAAACCCATTTGGTGTTATTAATTATCAAGGTGTTTGTTTGTTGAATCCACCACTTGATAATTGGATTAATACATTTGAAGTTCCTAATATTGTTATTAATGATCCAAAGTTTAACTTTGCACAACAATCTGGTGGAACAAACTTAACCAACTCAGGTGACTATGCATCACTTGTTGGTACTAATTTGGTACCTACTGCGGATGATTATACAAACATTCAGCAAAATTATGCAAGTCAAACTACTGGTTTTCAAAATGCAACAAAAGCTTCTACTGCGGCACCAACACCATTATCAGTACAAAATGGTTATGTGAACAATGATGGTGTACAGGCTTATATTAGACCGCAAGAAGTTATTGTTAGAGCAAAAGGTTTACAAACTGATGCAATTCTAGGTTGTTACTTTGATGGTTTAAATGTTGACAAATACATGACTATACCAGATTCAATTGAATTGACTGGTGTAAAAGGTAAATTTAATGAAGATGATATTATTGGTTTCTATGACACCAATATTTCTAAATTTTTCCCTGTTGGTCGTGTTGTTTCAGTTTACAACTACCCAACAAATAATCAAACACGTTTGTATATTGCAGACTTCATTCAAACACCAAATACAGTCAGCAGTTCAGCTAATCTGATTAACGCATACTTTGGACCAACTGGTACATATCTATCAACAACTGCTTCCGGTAACGTAAAAGTTAGTGATGCAAATTCTATATTGAGTATGTCTACTAGTGGTTTAATTTCTGGTATAGGTGGTCAATTTACTACAGTAGCACAGACTTCACCTTCATACATCTATAAAACACAGAAACTGTGGGGTACAACAGAAGCTGGTACAATCATTAACAACTACGGTGTTTGGGGTAATCCAAATAATAATAGCCCGTATAATGGTGGTGCATGGAAGATGCCTATCACGGCAAATGGAACATACACACTTAAAGTTGTAACAAATGCTTCTGGTACAATCAACTTTGGTAACACAGGAACATTAACTGCAACGGCAGATCCTGGTACAATATTAACATTAAGCAAAAACTTTAGTGGTGGTGGAGCATTCTTTGCAAATAGTAACACTAATATTAGTTGGACTTTAACTACACCAGGAACAGTAACAGCTGCCATTGGTGCAACAGTTACAGATGCCAACAACATCGTTGTTTGGAATTCAGTATCTCCTGCTGGTTTATTGTTCTCATCTGGTGCAACATCAAATATTGCAATGCCTGGTGGTGGCAATTACTATGATGGTGTAACAAGTATCAACTTTGCTCCAAATGCATCTGCTGCAAATAATTTCTATACAGGCGGTGCGCTTACAATTAAAACATCTTATGCGTATCAATATAACTATGCAGCTGAATATTTGGCACCACCTCCAGAAATACTAGTTAACTTGGGTTACAGAACAGGTGATGGTGACGCAGGTCGACCATGGGCTATGGGTTGGGCAGACGATACTGCTGCGATTGCTGCAAACAAAACAAAACAAGATGGTCAAAAATCTAAGACTGCATTGTTAGTTGCAACAACTACAATGACTGCGAACATCACTAACTATTATGGGCCAACAAGAACTGCCACATTGGATGTTCCTGTTGCTGTTTCTATAGGAAATAATAGTGAGTTTGGTAACTTAACTTCAGCATATAGTATCAGAGGTTCATCAGTAAGTTTAGCTGGCGCAAAAGCAATAGGCAATACTATACCCGCACTTTCTTCTGATGAGAATGGCAACTTTACTGCTGTCTTTAATATGCCAGGTTCCCAATTCTTTAGTGGTAACCGAGTGTTCCGTGTAGACAATCGTGTAAGAAGTACCAATAATCCTTCAACAGCAACTACCTTTGCGGAGGCAACATTCTTTGCATCAGGTGCTTATAGAAATACTGGAACATCTTCACCTTCTGTGGATTCTTCTGCATTGACATTTACTCCACAAAGTAAACAAGGATATAATATTGTCAGCTTAACAGCTCCAATGGATCCGTTAGCACAAACATTCATCTTAGACAAGAAGAATTATCCAAATGGTGCATATTTATATTCTACAAGACTGTTCTTTGCACCATATACTACTGTTAAGAAACCAACAGTTCCTGTTACAGTAAGTCTTGTTGAAACACTCAATGGTTATCCAACAGGTAAAGTATTGGATTACTCAACAACTATTATCAACGCTTCTGACATTAGAACATCAAATACTCCACACTATTTGGATAGTACCACATGGACTGAATTTGTATTCGATGCACCAGTATATGTACAATCTGGTGTATTGTATGCCTTTATGGTTAATGCAAATAGTACAGATTATCTGTTGTATTATGGTGGTCAAAATGAATTGGCAGTAGCATCAAGTGCAAAAGCATTACCCACAGATGCAAATCCATCCAAAGCAACAAAAATTGGTGCAACACCATATGTTGGTTCATTGTTTGAATCTCAAAACTCATTGACATGGACCGCAGACCAAGGTAAGTCACTAATGTTTGTACTGAATGCTTGTAAGTTTGATACTACAAAAACTCCAGACATAACATTTAGTGTTTCAAAAAATCTGCCTATGAGAAAAGTTGGTTCACAAGGATTATCTTACGCAATGAATGCCAATACGGTAAATAATTTGCAAGGTAACTTTGCACCAACACAATCTTTACACGCATTTAATTTGACAACAACCGATTTTGCTCCAACAGGAACAAGTATCAACTACACATATTCTTCACTATTGGCAAGTGACCAGACTAAAACTGCAGCTGCAGCGGTTACTCCAGGAAGATTTGGTAATCCATTACCTGATGACTTCTATTTAAGTGATGGTAAAGGTTCTCGTTTGTTGTTAAAAGATTCATCTGCTTCATTCGACATGATAGCAACTATGAGTTCAACTGATCCATGGGTGACACCAATTATATCCGATGACGGTACTACTTTGTATTCGATTCAATATTCTATTAATAACATGGGTATTCCACCAAATGTTATTTCTGTTGCCAATACTGGTAATGGATACAGTAACCTTGCAACTGTTGTTATTACTTCCGGTCTAACTGGTTCTAATACACAGAACGACTTTGGTGTGAATGATTTGCCTGTGTTTGGTTACACAACCAACGCAATCTCTGGTTCAATCCAGTCAGTCTTTACAACTTACAGAGGTTCTGGTTATGTGGTGACACCAACAATCACCATCTCCGATCCAACAACTCGTCAAACTGGTAATGCCAACGCAGTCATTACAATCTCTGGTGAAACATCACCATCAGGTGGTAATGGTCTTGCAAGATACATCACCAAGAAAGTTGTTCTACAAACTGGTAATGAATCTGGTGACCTGAGAGTTTATCTGAGTGCATACAAACCAGTTGGTTCACAGGTCTACGTTTACTATAAGATTATAAATGCTGCGGATTCTGCAAAAATGGAAGACCAACCATGGCAATTAATGGCACAAAGTGGAAGACCTGGTGTTTATTCTAGTGATAGAACAAACGTAATTGAGTATGAGTATGCTCCAGGAAATATTTTGTCCAACTTGGCAAACAACGCTGTGCAATATACTAGTGTGACAACTGGTACAACTTATAATAGTTTCAATCAGTTTGTTATCAAAGTTGTATTGGCTGCATCAGATCCAACCAACACTCCGATATTAACAGACATTCGTGCGCTTGCCTTACCATCAGGAACAGGAATTTAATATGTTGGTAAAAGTAAACAATGTGGAAATGGTCAGAGATACTGAATCGATGGCCCTCCTCAATACTAATATCACAGAAAAGAATGAATATTATGCAAAGGTTCGTATGTTAAAGAACCAAAAAGATGAACTAAATAAAGTAAATACTGAGATATCAGAGTTAAAGAACGAAATGAATGATATCAAATCTCTACTCAAACAGCTTATAGATAGACAATAATGGCAAATACAGTAAATTCCCTAAGCTTAGCAAATACATTCAGCGAATGGTTGACCGCCACAGGTCAACTTGTCATTGAAAATAATGTATTAGCAAAAAGCAACTACACAAAAGATAGTGGTTTATTAACTCTCTCTGGATCGGGAACAACTCTTTCCGTTTCTAATAACGCTCTGATTGGCGGTAACCTTGTACTCTCTCAAGCTGCTACATCAGGTAACACACTACAAGTAACAGGTGATGTATCAATTGGTGGTAACGCATTTATAACCAGAGTTGTTACTGGCACAATCACAGCAAATTTAATTACACCAAATACAATTACTGTCAACACAATGACAGTTGCAGTTAATGCCAATATGGCATCTGCATATGCAACAACTGGTTATATTAAAAACCTAAACGCAAATATTTCCACTTTAAATACTGCAACAATAACAACCGAGACGGTTACAAACTCTACAATAACAAACGCATACGTTCCAACTTTAAGAGTTGAAACAGCCAATGTTAATAGTATGACTGCCAACGGTGCGGTGTTTACTTCTGTGAGAGTACCAACATTATTCTCTGGTACTATTACCGCAAACAATATTACTGCAAACAATACGTTAACTGTTAACTCAATGGTGTTTGCAATCAATTCTGTTACATCATCGATTACTATTTCTACTGATGCGTTAAACAAAACAAAAACAAATGTACAGACTATTTCAATTGGCACATCTGCTGGTATGAATAGTCAAGGACAATATGCGGTTGCAATTGGTTATCTAGCAGCTAATACTAATCAATCATCATATTCTCTTGCAATTGGTTATCAAGCGGCTAGAGTTTCTCAAAACAGTTTTGCTGTTGCAATTGGTAATAGTGCTGGTGAAATTGGCCAAGGATCATTTGCTGTTTCATTAGGTCAAAGTGCTGGTGGCACAAACCAAGGCTTTGCAAGTATTGCAATTGGTTATAACGCAGCATCTACTAGCCAAAATACGTATGCGATTGCAATTGGTTATAATACCGGTGGTACTCAAGGTCGATATGCGGTTGCATTAGGTTCTGAAGCAGGTTACGCAAACCAAGGTGAAACTGCAATCTCTATTGGCCGATACGCCGGCCAAACTACACAAAATGCTCAAGCAATCGCTGTTGGTTATCAAGCTGGTACAAGTTATCAAGGTTATAATGCAGTTGCAATTGGCCCTAATGCTGGTCAATTAACTCAACAAGACTCGGCAGTTGCCATTGGTCTCAACGCTGGTCAAGTAAGTCAAAACACCGGATCCGTTGCAATTGGTCAATTCGCTGGTGTAAACAATCAAGGTGTGGGTGCTGTCGCAATTGGTACTAATGCTGCAGGTGGTACGGCTCAGAAAGACTTTGGCGTTGCAATGGGTTGGGCGGCTGGATATAACAACCAAGGAGCATATTCTATTGCAATTGGTACGGACTCCGGTAATGCAAGCCAAGGTTCGCAAGCTGTTGCAATTGGTGCTTCTGCGGGTAAAACAAATCAAAAAGATGTTGCTGTTGCGGTTGGATTTGAGGCAGGTAAAACAAATCAAGGCCAGAATAGTGTTGCAATTGGTTTTGCGGCCGGTACAACAGAACAAAGTAGTCAAAGTGTTGCAGTAGGTCAATATGCAGGTCAAACAAATCAAGCAAATGCTGCAGTTGCAATTGGTGTTGGTTCAGGTAATTCCAACCAAAAACAAAACTCAGTTGCAATTGGAAATGCCGCAGGTTATACAAGCCAAGGAAATAATTCTATTGCAGTTGGATATAATGCAGGTTACACACAAAATTCTTTCTCAATTGCAATCGGTTCTGAATCTGCTGTATCAGGAACTCAAAACTCTTATTCTATTGGTATAGGTTATCAAGCCGCATATGATAGTCAAAGAGCATACGCTGTTGCAATAGGTACCAATGCAGGCCGCAGTTCTCAATCAGCAAACTCTGTTGCAATTGGTACTAATGCTGGTCGCAGTCAGTTGGGAGAAAACTCAATTGCAATCGGTCTTAATGCATTTCCCGCTACAAATATTCCTTTTGCAATTGGAATTGGTTATAATACCAGAGGTATTGCAGCAAATAGTATACACATTGGTACTAATGCTGGTGGCACACTTACTGGACAAAATTCTGTCATTATTGGTAATGATGCAGGTGGATTAAATGACCTAAATGATATTATTATTGGTAAAAATGCAGGTGCTGGAACTTCTGGTGACTCAGTTATAATTGGTGTTGATGCTGGAGGAACCTCTGGTGCAAGTGCTATTGCAATTGGTGCAGCTGCAGGTTATAGTGGCCAAGGAGCTCTTGCAATTGCAATTGGTAATGACGCAGGATATCAAAATCAAAGTTTACAGGGAATTGCAATTGGTGATTCGGCAGCTTATAGTGGTCAAGGATTAAGTTCAGTTGCAATTGGTGCAGCTGCTGCTTATTACCAAGGCGATGCTTCTGTTGTAATTGGTGGCAGCGCTGGCAGCGCTTCAGGTGATGCACCAAGTTATTCAGTACTTGTGGGTGCAGAAACTAAAGCTAACAGTTATGGAACATCAATAGGATATCAAGCAGGTACACCTAAAAAAGGACAGTATGGTATTGCAATTGGTGATGTAGCTGGTTCAAATACTTATTCTGTTGGTATAGGTTCTAAAGCTGCAAATAACTCTGGTGTTTATTCAATCTCAATTGGTACAAGTGCTGGACGCTCATCACCAAACTCCTCAAATGCTATAGCAATTGGTACTAATGCTGGTACAACTAATCAATCAACTCAAGCAATTGCAATCGGTCTTTCAACAGGAACAACAAGCCAAGGTTTAAGTGCTGTTGCAATTGGTCCCTCAACAGCAACAACAAGCCAAGGGCAAAGTGCAATTGCTATTGGTAATGCAACAGGAGTAACAAGCCAAGGAACATTTGCTGTTGCTATTGGTAACGGCGCAGGAGCAACAAGCCAAGGTTCAAGAAGTATTGCAATTGGCCAAACCGCAGGTAATAGTAGACAATTAATAAATGCAATTTCAATTGGTGCAAGTGCTGGACTATCAAACCAAAACAATTATTCTATTGCAATTGGTACCTATGCAGCTCGAGCAAATCAAAATTCATTTAGTATTGCGGTTGGTACTAATGCTGCAGCTGCTAACCAAGGTGCTAACTCTATTGCAATTGGTACCTATGCAGGTTTAACTTCACAAAATAATTATTCTATTTCAATTGGTACATATGCTGGAAATAACAATCAATGGGATAATACAGTTGCTATTGGTACAAATGCAGGCTTAGACACGCAACAATATAATAGTGTGGCAATTGGTTTAAATGCAGGTAATTATTATCAAGGCGTAAATGCTGTAGCAATTGGTGTTGATGCAGGCAATTATGTACAAAGCTTTGGTGCAATTGCAATTGGCCAATATGCTGGTTATAATTCACAAAGCCTTGCCGGTGTTGCAATTGGTATTGAAGCAGGATCAAGTTCTCAACAAATTTCAGCAGTTGCAGTTGGTCCATATGCTGGTAAACTTGTTCAAGGTTCAAGCTCTGTTGCAGTTGGTGTTCAAGCTGGCCAACAAACACAAGGTCAATACTCAGTTGCAGTTGGTCCTTCTGCTGGTTATGATTCACAAGGTATGGAATCTGTTGCAATTGGTAAATACGCTGGTCAAACAACTCAAGGCGGAAGTTCTGTTGCAATTGGATCTGGTGCTGGATCATCATCTCAAAGTAGTAGTGCTGTTGCAATTGGATCTAGTGCTGGTAGTGCAAACCAAGGTCAATACTCAGTTGCAATTGGTACAAGTGCTGGAACATCATCTCAAGGTGGTTCTTCTATTGCAATTGGCAATGCTGCTGGTGTGAATCAAACTGGAAACAATGGTGTTGCTTTAGGTTCGGCAGCTGGTTACCAACAACAAAACAATGGTGTTGCAATTGGTAACTCGGCTGGTTATAACCAAGGCGCCAACTCTATTGCAATTGGCCATCAAAGTGGTAATTCGGGTGGAATAAATGCAAATGATGGTCTTAATTCAATTGCAATTGGTAACCGAGCAGGCTCTATTTATCAATCAAGTAATACTATTGCAATCGGTTCTTCTGCGGGTAATTATAATCAAGGTACATATGCAATTGCAATTGGTAACCGAGCAGGTCCATCAAATCAAGTAGCAAACAGTATTGCAATTAATGCTAGTGCAAATAATTTATTTGCAAACAATTCTGGATTGTATATCAATCCAATTCGTAAAGATGCTGCAAACACAAACAACCTAGTATTCTATAACGTTGTTACAAATGAAGTTACGTTCTCGGATATTGGTTCTATTGGTACAGGTAACGCAAACACATTTGGTTATCGTGCAAACTCTGTATTGTTTGCAAACACAACTGGTTATGTAGCTAACGTTGCTAACCTACAATACTTTGCAAGTAACAATACATTTGCAACAGGTAATACCTATCTGACAGGTTCACTAGGTGTTGGTACTGCACCAGATACTGCAAATACAGGTTCTATCCGTGCAATCAATAACATTGTTGCTTACTACTCTGATGATAGATTGAAAACCAGGTTAGGTAACATTGATAATGCACTTGATAAAATTGGAACTTTGGATGGTTTCTACTATGAACCAAACGAAACTGCACAGTCTTTAGGTTACAAACTAACCAAAGAAGTTGGTCTGTCTGCACAACAAGTTCAAGCAGTTCTACCAGAGGTTATTTCTCCTGCACCTATTGATGACAAGTATTTGACAATTCGTTATGAAAGGGTTATTCCATTACTTGTCGAGGCAATCAAAGAACTGAGAGCTGAGATAGAAGAATTAAAGAAGGTGAGATAAGATGCCAGCTGGATATCAAGACCAATTCTTAGAACAAGGCACCACTTTTAAAGTAGAACTTACTTTAGATGATGTATATGGAAGTCCAATCAATCTGACAGGATACACTATCAGGTCCCAAGCCAGAAGAAGTTATTATTCCGCAAATGCCACAATTAATTTTGTGGCATCTATCACCAATGCTAACAATGGATTGGTTACTCTAAGTGCCAACTCTGCGGTGACCGCCAATGTTCCAGCTGGAAAATTAGTGTATGATGTGATTGCCACAGACACAGGAACAGGAACAATAACACGTATTTTAGAAGGACAGATATTCGTTTCTCCTGCAGCCACTAAATCGGGAAGTTAAATGACTGTTGTTAGAATAACAAATCCTCCCATTACTGTCAGGGTAGGAACTCCTTTAGCTCCAAGAGTAACTTCTTCAGCTACCTTTGTTGGTTCTTCCGCCAATCTAGTTAATGAAATCAATTATGCGGTCGATTTAGCTGAACAAGCTTCGGCTACCGCAAACGCAGCTGCAGCTAACGTAAACAGTAAGTTAAGTAAATCCGGTGACACAATGACCGGATCATTAATACTCTCTGGTGGAGGTACTAATTTAAAGTTTAGTGGTGGTAGTGCATTAATAGGAAATGATAGTAACAATATAGTATCACTTGTAGCAAATAATCTTATTGGGGATACTGCTGTTTCAGTTCAAGAGGGTGATGGAGGTTTAGCACAAGTATATTCCAATGGTCGTGTAGAGATAATTACCGATACAGGTGGAGCAGGTGCTCTTTGGACTTTTGGTAAAGATAGTTCTTTAGGACTACCTGGTAATGTTATTCCGGCTGTGGCAAATACTTCAAATTTAGGTTCTCAAAACAAACCATTCAACGAAATTTATGGAACTATAGTCACGGTCAACGGTGGCACTTTTTAATAAATACCAGTAAAATAACAATTATAAGGGTTTAATATGCCAATTTCAAACACCAGTATTTTAATCAAACGCTCGACCGCAAATAGTACTCCAACGTCACTTAAAGCTGGTGAATTAGCCTATTCTTATGCAAGTAATGGTCTGTTCATTGGTACATCAGATGGTGCAGGTTACCTACAAATTGGTGGTTTTTCGTCAGCAGCGAACGTTGCAAACAGTATTGTACAACGTAACCAACAAGGTGCGTTCTTTGGTAGATTGTTTGGTGTTGCAAACTCTGCGGTCAGATTAGATACCGCACAAAATTTCTCTATTACTGGTGACGTTCTTGCATCATCTGTATCGTTTGATGGTACCGGCGCAGTTGCTCTTTCAGCAGCTTTAAGTAACACGATTGGTGCAGGTCCTGCGGCCAACAATTACGGAAGTTCAACCAATATTCCTGTGCTTACTGTTGCTGCAAACGGCCGTATCGTTGCGGTTTCTAATGCTGCAATTTCAACATCATTTAATATTAGTGACGGCACAACTTCATCCTCTTTCAGTACCGGTAACACATTCGTAAATTTAGGTACAAAAGGTATTACCACAGCTGTCACAACAAATACTATAACATTTGGTACGGACACAACAGTTTTACGTTCAAATACAAACGCTGTTGGTGCTCAAGTTATTAATACCAACTTGGTTATTACAGGTAACTTGGTTGTTCAAGGTAATACAACAACATCATACACCAACGATTTGGTGATTGGTGACCCAATGATTTACTTGGGTGCAAACAACTATACAAGTGATACAGCAGACTTAGGTTGGGCTGCAAATTACTTTGATGGTACATGGGAACGCCATACTGGTATGTTCCGTGATTCAACCAACAAACAATTCTATATCTTTGATAACTATTTACCAGAACTTTCTGGTAATAATAACATTGATACAGGCAATACATCATTCAGACTTGCAAACGTTTCTGCAAACCTTGTAAACGGTTGGGTTCTAAGTTCAAACATCTTTAATCCAACAATTGTTGGTGGTACAATTAGTAGTTTGAGTTCCGCAATTGGTGTTGCTAGTGGTGGTACAGGTGTTGCAACATTCAACGCTGGTCAAATCATTATCGGTGGCGGTGGCACACAACCTGTACAACAATTAGGCAACAACTTTACTGCACTTGCAGCTGCAAACACATATGCTAACGCAGCATACAATGCAATCATCGGTGTTGATGTATATGGCCGTCTTGCATCTATCTCAAATACATTAATTCAAATTGATGCAAGTCAAGTAACATCTGGTAACTTGGCATTGAACCGTGGTGGTACAAACCAAAACAACTATGTGCCAGGTGCATTAGTTATTTCTGATGGTACTAAATTTACAGGACTTGCAAACAGTACTTACACATTGACTGGTGCATTAAGTGCTGCAAAAACAATCACATCTTTATCTGTAGATGCATATGGTCGTGTGACTGCTGCAACTGGTGCAGATATTGCAATTGATGCATCACAAATTAATGCAGGCACATTAACTGTACCAAGAGGTGGTACTGGCGCAGGTACATTCCAATCAAACGGTATCATTTATGGTGCCGGAACAGGTGCCTTGCAAGCGACTGCTCTTGCAGGTGCTTCTGACCAAACATGGAGTAACCAGATTCTAACTGTAACTAACACAGGAACTCCAGTTTGGGCAACAAACATGGATGGAGGATCATTCTAAATACTTTGATGTTTTTTATAATAGGAGTTTGAAATGAATAATGAAAATTATGTTAATTATTATATTGAAGGTTTAACATCTATGTTAACCGATGCAATGTTGAAGAATGTATCTTTACAAGCAAGTGTTCGAATAGGCAATGAAACAATAGAAGAACAAGCAAAGTTAATTGGTACATTAAAAAGTGATACTGAAAATAAATTAATTGCAGCAGAAAATTCTACAAAAAATTTGCAAGAAAGACTTGCTCAGTTAGAATCCAAAGAATCTGAATTTAATAATGTTAAGCATCAGGTGCAACACGTTGATACATTTAGAAATGAATTGATTAAAGAAAGAGATTTGCATCAGCAAACCCGTGAGTCTTACGACAAACAAATTTTGGAATTAAATAAGCGCATTGAATATTTACAATTAACTCCTGCTAAAAGAAAAAAAGTTGATGAGGTCGTGGCCAATTCAACTCCATTATTGGTAACGAATGCCAATACAACAACAGAAGACGGCGGAAGTTTTTAATTAAATGCCAATTGCAAATACAGTAATCCAAATAAAGAAGTCCACAGCGACTGGTAATGTTCCCGCTTCATTAGCAAACGGCGAACTGGCTATTAATGCGGCCGATGGAAAACTGTTTTATAAAGATACAACAGGAACAATTAAGAACATTACAAACCAATTAACATTTGGTACTGTAAATTCAAACGGTTCTTTAATTATCGCTTCAACAACCACAGATACTTTATCTATTATTCCTGGTAATAATGTCACTATTACTACGGATACCATATTAAAAACAATCACAATTAATAGTTCTGCGGCTGGTGGTAGTGGTGGTTCATCTTCTGGTTATTTGGCTAATGCGGTTATCATAGCCAACTCTACAGGTTATTTGACCAATGTTACTAATTTATTATACTATTCATCAAATGATACAACAGTATACACAGGAACTATTAATGTATCAAATATAATTTTAGATTCCAATGGAACTTTTCAACTTGGTCCAGTAAATTTCTTAGAAGCTTATAATGATGCACAAAATGGTCCCTATGTCTTAAATCGTGCAAGAATTTCTGTTAACCCTACTTTTGGTTGGGCAAACAATGGCGGCATATTTTCATCCGATTTCTTGAGATGGAATAAAATAGTAAGTACCACACAATTTTTCCCTGGTGCTGTCAATGGCCAACTTGACCAAGCTAACTCACCTTTAAGTATAGTTGCAAGTAACAATTATACAACTGGTATTGGAATTTTCCCAGCATCTGTTTATAACCAATGGTCAGGTCAAAAATTTTATGAAGGTCAAGTAATTATATCTTCTGGTTCCAGAAGTGGTAGTACAGCTAACTTGATATCTAATTATATTATGGTTGGACCTAATGCTGGTGGAGGTCCTACCGATCCTCTTATCACACTTAAAACTAACACTTCAACATCAACAACTGTTGGTGTTTACATATCTGGAAATAAACCTTCAAATACATCTACCACCGGTTCATTAGTTGTTTCTGGTGGTGTTGGTATTTCTGGTAATTTATCTTTATCGAGCTCAGGTAATATAATATTTGGTGATGGTACCAGACAAAATAGCGCAGCACAAATAACACCAAATACAAGTTTTGATGGTGTATACGACCTTGATGACCTATCATATGTAACTGATGGTCTAACAAACATATTTACATTAACTTATAACTCAAGTAATGTTACTGTTATATCTCCAAGTCAAATACAGGTTTCAGTCGATGGTGCTATGCAACCAAATTTTGTATACAATAGCGATACAGTTTGGTTGAGCCAAGTATTTGGTGGATATAAAGGTTACACAATTGACTATCAGGGTCAATTAAGATTTTCAGATGCACCACCTTCTGGTGCTCAAATCGTTGCAAGAACGGTTGTTGGTGCAATTACCACAACTAAAAAGGTATACCCATTCAGTCCGATTGACATAATGGTGGGCTACTAAATAGATAAATATTAGGCAAAGAATTTATTCAGGAGAATATTGATGGCACGTAAAGTGATTTTAGATACATATTACACATTCACACCTTCGACTAGAACGGTAGTCTTACCTCGAGCTGTGCCGAGAGAACGTTTGGCTTTAATTACCAACGCAAATACAAGTCAGGTTATTTACAACTTTTCAGACCCTAATCTGAAAACTACATCATATAATATTGCAACTGACGCAACTGGTGCTATAACCACAACAACTCTCGTATTAAATTATAACACAACTCAAATGGCTGCAACAGATAAGTTGCAGATTATGATTGATGAATATGATGAGAAGTTCTCTCCTTCTGAAACTTATTTGGATCCCGTTAACAAATTACGTGTCTCTACTCCACAAGCCTTAATCGATACCGACTTTGAATATGGTCTACAACAAACAAAATGGGAACAAATTTCTCTGTTGAATAACAGACCTTTTGCTTTTTATGATATTAACAATCCACTAGTAATTCAAGACGTTAGAGCAAATACAGGTTCTAGAAACTACGTGCTTGTAATGGCAAATCCACTTCCGATTGGTAACGTGTTTACAGTTTTGGATACTGCTTATGCGGGTGCAGATGGTACATATGTTGTTGATTCTAATACAGCCACATCTATTTCATATACAGGTAAATTCCCATTTACTGGTGTTTCTGCTACAGGTAATTCATTGTTTATTTCAGGTGTGACTGTTGGTTATCGTGCTAACACATTTACTGGTGCAAACATTGGTATCACCGCTATTGTTAACACAACTAATACTGTTACTGTTACAACCAACGTAGCACACGGATTATTAATTGGTAACGAAATTGCTATTACAGGTTTGGCAGGCACAAACGCACCAAACGGTTCATGGACTGTTGCAACTGTTTTAAATCCAACATCATTCCAATTTTGGGACACATACGCACAACCTTCTGGTGGTATCACCGCAGGTACACCATCTGCATTGTATGTAAGACCCCAAGGCGCTTCTGTACACCGTTCATATGATGGTGGTGTTCGTTTCTCAACAAACGCAGCAAGTCATAATCAATCATTCATTCGTCAGACACGCCGTTATTTCCGTTATCAATCTGGTAAAGGTATTCAGTTGTCAACTGGTACAACATTGAAACCACAATATAACATCGATGCTCTTGTTGCAAACGGAACAACCGGTGTTGTAACAGTAACAACAAAAGACCCACATGATATTGCTAACTCAGTAACGATTTCTGTTCAAGGTGCAACTGAAACTGCATACAACGGTTATTTTACAGTTAGAGATATTCTTTCTCCATATCAATTTACATATCTAGCAAACTCAATTCCAAGTAATTTAGTTGCTAGTGGAACTTATGTTGCTTCAGTTGCAAACTGGTATGGTGCAAAGAATCAAATTGGTATATTTGATGCACAAAACGGATTGTTTTGGGAATATGATGGTCAAACATTATTTGCTGTAAGACGTACATCAACATATCAAATTGGTGGTACAGTTGCTGCAAACCCTGGTTCTCATGTAATTACTGGAACAGGTACAATTTTCAATAAACAACTTTCAGTTAATGATTTTGTTGTCATTAAAGGTATGTCATACAGAGTTACTGATATTCTTTCAGACCAAACTCTATACATTTCTCCTGCATATAGAGGTAATGTTCCAATTACTTTTGCACAAACAAGTAAAACTGTTGATATCAAAACACCACAAAGTGCTTTCAACATTGACAGAATGGACGGAACAGGACCATCTGGTTACAATGTAGATTTAACTAAAATGCAAATGTACTATGTTGACTACAGCTGGTACGGTGCTGGTTTCATTCGTTTTGGTGTACGTGGACCTGACGGCAATATTATTTACTGTCACAAATATGTAAACAATAACGTTAACTATTTGGCTTATATGCGTTCAGGTAACTTGCCTGGTCGTTATGAGACTTCAACATTTAGTAAAACAACTTTCTTAACTGCAAACTTGTTATCAACAGACGTTACAGCAGCTTGTGCAGATTTAACCAGTTGGCCAACATCAGGTACTGTGGTGATTCGTACTGCCAATAACGGCGGTACAAACATTGCAAACACCGAATATATTAACTATTCAGGTATTACTGGTAATACATTAACTGGTTTAACAAGAGGACAACCAGGTAACGTAATTGGTATTTGGGCAAACACAACTTTAGGTAATACAACAGTCACCATTCCAGGTGGCAATAACACTAATGGTGTTCAAGTTGGTCAATATGTATTTGGTATTAACGTAGCATCACAAACATATGTAACTCAATTAACACCTAACGTATCATTAAAATTAAGTTCAGCTGCAATTGGTTCGGGTAATGTATTCTTATATTTCCCACCAATGGCGAACGTTGCACAAACATTTACAGTATTAACGTCACCTTCTGCACAGACAGCGGTCGAATTACACGCACCAGGATTTGGACCAGAAATTAACCATTGGGGTACTTCTGCAATCATGGACGGCGGCTTCACAAACGATAAGTCGCTGATTTTCACACAAGGTATGAACAACAACATTTTGGTTAACGCAAACCAAGTTCAACCTGTTATGAGTTTCCGTATTGCACCTTCTGTAAGTAATGGTATCGCAAACACCAACATTGGTGTACGTGAAATTATTAATCGTATGCAACACATTCCATATGCGGCAGATATGTATGCGAACGGTTCTTTCCTAATGTCTGTTGTGTTTAATGGTAGAACATCCAATAATGCAGAAACTTGGACAAACGTAGGCGGCTCAAGTCTATCACAATACATTATCCACAATGCAGGTACAACCATATCTGGTGGTGAACCTGCATTTGGTTTCTACTTAAATGCTCCAGCTGGTACGTTTGCAGCAACATCACAATCTATGTCTGATGTGCGTGATTTGGGTACAAGTATTTTAAGTGGTGGTACAGCAAACGCTGCAACCAACATTTATCCTGATGGTCCAGATGTGCTAACAATTGTTGCCAGAAATATTGATCCTACTGCGGTTCGAGCAATTCAAGCTAGATATTCCTGGAACGAAGCACAGGCATAAGGAGACCTTATGTCTTTGACACTCAGCGCACTTCAAGTATTACCTGTAGCGAACGATTCACCTACGTTTTTCATGTCGCTACAGCCTACTCAAGGTGGGAGAACGAATTACATCTATTCTTCTCCCTCTATGGCTTTCAGACCATCTACCAATACTTTAACCGCAAATAGCGTTAATTTACAGGTCGGTTCTGTAGGTATTGGTGCGGCCGCAAGTGGTGTTAAAGGTGAAATAGTTGCCATAAATAATATAACAGCATATTATTCTGATGATAGATTAAAGAGCCGACATGGAAATATTGTTGATGCATTAACAAAAACATTATCTCTTAATGGTTTTCATTATCATGCAAATGATTTGGCACAAAGTTTAGGTTATAAAATTGTACCCGAAGTAGGAGTTTCTGCACAAGAAGTTCAAAAGGTTTTACCTGAAGCCGTTGTTCCTGCACCAATTGATAATCAATATTTAACTGTTCATTACCAAAAGTTAATACCTTTATTGATTGAAGCTATCAAAGAATTAAATGCAAAAGTAGAATCATTAGAAAAGAAAAGTGTATAACGGAGAACCGCAATGGCAACAATAACAACAAGACAAGACTTTACTGACTATTGCCTGCGTAGACTAGGTTTCCCTGTTATTGAAATTAACGTTGATGATGACCAAGTACAGGACCGTATTGATGACGCTTTACAATACTGGCAAGACTACCATTTTGATGGTATACAAAAAGTATTTTGGATCAAAAAAGTAACTAATACAGATGTTCAGAACAGGTATCTGGATGTTTCTAACGCAGTAGATAGTACCAATAATCATATAGAAATTATTGGTATCACAAGAATATTTCCACTACAAGATTCACAGGCAACTATTAATATGTTTGACCTGAGATATCAACTACGTCTAAACGAACTCTACGACTTCACCTCCGCCTCATACATCAATTATACGATGACACAACAGCATTTACGTTCGCTGGAGATATTGTTTACTGGAGAGGTTCCTATTCGATATCAGAGACATATGAAAAGACTCTACATCGATTGGGCTTGGGGTGGTAGTGAGGCACCCGCAGGTACAATGGTAATTGCCGAAGCATATGCGATTATTGACCCAAGTGCTTATTCTTCCGTTTGGAATGACCGTTGGTTGAAAGAATATGCAACGGCATTAATCAAAAGAAGTTGGGGAAATAACATTAAGAAATTTAATGGCTTACAACTACCAGGCGGTGTAACTCTGAATGGTGACCAAATCTACAATGAAGCAGTTGCAGAAATTGAAAAGTTGGAATCCGAAATGCAATCTGAATACGGTGCGCCGTTAGAATTCTATCTAAACTAAAATGGCAACATCACAATATTTTAATAACTATGGATCGTTACCCGAACAAAGAGTTATAGATGACTTAATTGTTGAATCAATTAAGATTATGGGTTTCGATGCATACTACTTACCAAATGATAACGACCAAGCTCGTGATTTATTGTTTGGTGAGGACCCCGTGAAGCGATTTAGTACGGCATTTCAACTTGAAATGTATTTAAGTAATAGCATGGATTATACAGGAGAAAAAGAATTTTTCTCTAAGTTTGGTTTAGAAATTAGAAACAATGTCAATGTCATATTCTCCAGACGTTCATTCAATCAAAGAGTTCCAACAAACACCTTTACTCGACCAAGAGAAGGTGATTTGGTTTATGTTCCATTTTTAAATGGTACTGGTGAAATCTTTGAGATTAAATATGTTGAACAGTCTAAAGACTTTCATATGTTAGGTAGAAAAGCACCTTATTTCTATGAATTGTCATTAGAGAAATTCAAATACTCACAAGAAGTTATCGATTCTGGTGTGCCAGATATTGATAATGTGGTCACAGAATCTGGTTACACAATCAATCTTACAACAAGTACGGGCAATGGAAACAACTATATTATCTATGAGACTGTGTTTCAAGGACCAAATGCCAATATACATTTTGCTACTACAACAGCAGTTGTACAAGCTTGGACACCAACCGCAAATACACTTGCAATAACAAACATTAAAGGTGTATTTACAGATAATGTAATTGTTTATGGTGAAACAAGTAATGCTCGTTACAGATTGGTTGATTACGATCCAATGTATAACCCATTGACTAGAGAACAATACGACAACAAATTAATTTATTCTTCTGCGAATTCAATTATTGATTTTTCAGAATCAAATCCTTTTGGTAGTATATAATGGCAGATACAACATACAATAGAATCATCCGAAAATTGGTTGTTGGCTTTGGTAATTTGTTTGATAATATTACCTTAGTCAGATACAATCCCGATTATTCTGAACAGGAACGTTTTCTTGTTCCGTTGACTTATGCCACAAAAGAAAAATACGTAATGCGTTTGCAAGGTGATCCTGAGTTGGACAAAAAAGTTCAAATCACTTTGCCACGTATGTCATTTGAAATGACAGGCATCAATTATGATGCATCAAGAAAACAAAACACTAATATTAAAAATTTTGCACAGACAGCTTCAGGTGTAGTGTCACAATATATGCCTGTGCCATATAACTTTGATTTTTCTTTGAGTATCTATGTGCGTAATATTGAAGATGGCACACAAATAATTGAACACATTCTTCCATTCTTCACACCAGATTATACAATCAAATTAAATTTGATACCTGAAATGGGAATCGTAAAAGAAATTCCTGTGGTATTAAATGGTACTGATTATGACATTCAATATGAAGGCAACAGAGAAAGTGATACTCGTATAATCATTTGGACATTAAATTTTACCGTCAAAGGTTTTATATTTGGTAAAACAACCACAGCTGGTCTTATCAAAACATCTATTACAAACATATACAACGATTCAGATATTTATTTTATAATGGCTAACACAGGAACAGGAATATACCAAACTGGAGAGATTGCATATCAGGGTTATAGTTTACCTAATGCCTTGGCAACAGGTAAAGTTCAATCTTGGAGTAATACAACAAAAGAATTGGTGTTAACTGAAACTGCCGGAAATTTTATATCTACATCTCCAATCATTGGTGCAAGTACCCATGCAAGTCGAACATTCATAAGATACAAAACTTCACCTATGAAGTATGCAAATGTAATCATAACTCCTAATCCAGCAACAGCAAATGCTGATAGTAATTATACATATAATATTGCAATATATGAAACTGGTAATTCAGGAATTAAGATTATAAAATAAAATGGAATTAATTATGAACAAGCTTGACAAAAATTTGTCTGAAGTATTTGATGTAACACCATTAGGTGAAGTTAAAAAAGAAAAACTTCCTACTGTGTCTACCAAATACAATGAACCTGATATTGAGCAGGATTTAAATGACGCCTATCAACAATCAAAAGAAAACTTGCAAGGTATTATAGACCAAGGCAAAGAAGCCATGGAAGAAATCTTACAAGTTGCCAAAGCAGGTCAACATCCTAGAGCATTTGAAGTTTACGGAACCATACTTAAAAACATGGTTGATGCCAATAAAGAACTTCTGAACATACAAAAACAAATGCGTGACATGGACGGCAAACAAAAAGAAACAAACAATACAACCATCGACAAAGCAATTTTTGTGGGTTCTACAGCTGAATTGAGTAAGCTGATTAAAGGCAAATAATGGCAATGAAGAAAGAGTCGTACCGTGACAACCCCCTGTTAAAAAGGGTGGGTGTACAGGTCAAATTTACAGAGGAACAGGTTCAAGAGTACATTAAGTGTGCTAAGGATCCAATTTACTTTGCAAAATATATTAAGATTATTACACTCGATGAAGGTGTAACATCATTTAATATGTATGACTTCCAAGAGGACATGATTAAAACGTTTCATAATAATCGTTTTACAATTATGAAATGTCCTCGTCAGGTTGGTAAAACAACCACAACAGTTGCATATTTACTTTGGACTATTCTTTTCCAAGAAGCGCAAACAGTTGCAGTTCTTGCCAACCGTGGTGAAACTGCCCGTGGTATTTTGGGTAAACTACAACTTGCATATGAAAACCTACCTATGTGGTTGCAACAAGGTGTGGTCGAATGGAACAAAGGTCGTGTAGAGTTGGAGAATGGTTCTGTTATCATTGCATCTTCTACTTCATCTTCTGCGGCTCGTTCAGGTTCTTTCAACATCGTATTCTTAGACGAATTTGCTTTCGTTCCGTCTAACATTGCAACAGACTTCTTTACATCCGTTTACCCTGTTATTACTGCTGGTACAAAAACAAAGATTATTATCGTATCAACTCCTAATGGTATGAACTTGTTCTACAAAATTTGGAACGATGCGGTCAATAAGAAAAACAATTATGTTCCTTTTGAAGTTCATTGGTCAATGGTACCAGGTCGTGATGAGAAGTGGAAAGAAGAAACAATTCGTAACACAAGTGAACGTCAGTTCCGTCAAGAGTTTGAGACTGAGTTCTTAGGTTCATCTAACACGTTGATTTCTGGTCTAAAACTTCAAGTTATGACCTATAAAGATGCAGAACGTGAACATGATATGATGAAAATATATGAATTACCTGTCAAAGGTGATGATGAAACCATCAAAGACCATCTATATGCGGTCATGGTTGACATATCTGAAGGTAAAGGTTTGGACTCATCAACGTTCTCAGTTATTGATATATCTACCACTCCATACCGACAAGTTGCAACCTATAAGAGTTCATCGGTATCTCCAATGTTGTTCCCAACCATCATTTATAACGCAGCAAGATACTATAATGATGCGTATATTTTAGTTGAAATAAATAATACACCGCAAGTTGCAGACATTATTCACCAAGACCTAGAATACGAAAACTTATGGAAAGTATTCACAGGCAACAAAAAACCCCAACAATTATCAGCTGGCTTTGCCAGAGGTATACAGTTAGGTTTGAAAATGTCTCCTCAGGTAAAAAGAATTGGTTGTTCCAATTTAAAAACATTGATTGAAGGTGACAAGTTAATCATTAATGACTTTGATACCATTTCAGAATTGACTACTTTTGTGGCTCAAAAGAATTCTTTTGCAGCTGAAGATGGTGCCAATGATGATATGGTCATGGGTTTAGTTATGTTTGGGTGGGTAACTACTCAAAAATACTTTAAGGAGATTGTTAACCACGATATCCGAAAGCAGATTCAGTTGGAAAACATGAATCAAATGGATGAAGATGTTCTTCCTGCGCCAGTAATAGAAAATGGTTTAGAGCATGAGTTTATGCTTGAAGGTGGTGATGTGTGGGAAGTGGCTAATGGGTCTGATACCTATTCATCTTTTATTAGGGAATTACATAGAAATATGTAAATGCCTTCCATAATAAATATAGTTATGGTTTAAATGCCAAACAAAAAATAATATTCAAGGAGAAAACAAATGCCATTCCAATTGTCTCCGGGCGTAAATGTATCCGAAATTGACTTAACAACAGTCGTTCCTTCGGTATCAACATCTGCCGGTGCTTTTGCTGGATACTTCGTGTGGGGTCCAGTAAACAAGCGTGTACTAATTCCAGATGAAATTACCCTAGTAAACACATTCGGTGCACCTGACGGTGTATCATATCAAGAATTCTTTACTTGTGCCAGTTTCTTGGCATATGGTAATAATTTGACTGTTGTTCGTGCAGGTAACACTACTTCATACAATGCTACAAGCAATACTGCTTTGTATATGCCCAATGAAGAAACATTCCAACCAACATATTTGTTCCAGAAAAGTGCAAATACGTACGGTCCATTCATCGCACGTTATCCTGGTGCTGTAGGTAATTCATTAAAAGTTTCTGTAATTGATGCCGGTAAAGTTAAAGCTGACGGCTCAGTAGATGCTGCAAACGTATTTAATAATTGGGCTTACGCATCTTATTTCAACGGTGCACCAAACACATCTATAGCTTCAGTTACAGCTGGTGGTTCATATGATGAAATGCACGTTGCAGTTATCGATGAAGAAGGTTACTTCAGTCAAGGTGTAAGAGGTACTGTACTAGAAACATTCCCATATCTATCAAAAGCTGTTGATGCTATTGATGCATTAGGTAACTCTAACTATTACAAACAAGTTATTTTTAATAACTCAAATTACATCTATGCAATAGACCCAGCTGATTATGCAAATACAAATGCAACATGGGGTGGTTCTTTAATTGGTACAAATTTTGCAAGAATTGCAGCTCGTGCAAATACCGCTGATGCTAACTCAACATACGTAACAACATCTTTAGGTGGTGGTACAGATGTTGCATCATCGGATAGTAATATTATTACTGCTTATGGTCTATTTACAAATGCCGATGAAGTTGATATTTCATTAGTATTGACTGCTGAAGCTTCAGTAACTGTACAACAATGGGTTATTGACAACGTTGCAAATCAACGTAAAGATTGTGTAGCATTTATTTCTCCACCATCTACAGCAGTTATTAATCAAGGTGGACAAGAATCAGCATTGATTACATCTTGGATTAATAGTGTAGCACGTTCATCTTCCTATGTTGTTGCTGACTCTGGTTGGAAGTATATGTTTGACAAATACAACAACGCATATCGTTGGGTACCATTGAATGGTGACATTGCTGGTTTATGTGTATATACAGACTATGTGCGTGATGCATGGTGGTCTCCAGCTGGTTTTAACCGTGGTAACTTGAAGAACGTTGTACGTCTTGCATGGAATCCAAACAAAACATACCGTGACGCAATTTATTCAATTGGTGTAAACCCTGTTGCAACCTTCCCAGGTAATGGAACAGTACTATTTGGTGATAAGACATTACAAGCAAAACCAAGTGCGTTTGACCGCATCAACGTTCGCCGTCTATTCATCGTACTAGAAAAAGCAATTGCTAAAGCTGCTCAGTACTCGCTGTTCGAATTTAACGATGAATTTACCCGTGCTCAATTTGTGGCATTGGTAACTCCATTCCTACGTGATATTCAAGGACGCCGTGGTATCTATGACTTCCGTGTTGTTTGCGATACAACCAATAACACACCACAGGTCATCGATTCTAACCAATTCGTTGGTGATATCTACGTTAAACCTGCTCGTTCTATCAACTTTATCCAGTTGAACTTCGTTGCAGTAAGAACTGGCGTAGACTTTACAGAAGTCGTTGGTAAGTTCTAATAAATAATTCAACGATATAGGAGAAAAGAATGGCATTCAATGTAGCAGAATTTAGAGCGAACATGGTTGGTGACGGTGCCCGTCCCAATCTGTTCCAAGTGTCTCTATCCTTCCCTGCGATTGCAGCTGGCGGTGCGGTTGCATCATCAAAGACTACATTCATGGCTAAAGCAGCACAGTTACCTGGTTCCACCGTGGGTCAGGTACCTGTGTACTATTTTGGTCGTGAATTAAAATTTGCTGGTAACCGTTCATTCGCAGATTGGACTTTGCAAATCATTAACGATGAAGATTTCACCGTTCGTAACGCAATTGAATCCTGGATGAATGGTATTAACAGCCATGCAGGAAACGTGCGTAATGGTGCAGCAACAAGTCCATCTGGTTACACAGTTGACGCAGAGGTTACTCAGTATAGTAAAGCTGGAGACCCGATTAAAAACTATAAGTTTGTTGGTATGTTCCCACTTGATTTAGCACCAATCGATTTAGATTGGGGTTCAAATGATGCGATTGAAGAATACAGCGTAACATTTGCTTATCAATGGTGGGAAGCTCTTACAACTTCTTAATATATACTATTTTACGGAGAGAATTTCGGTTCTCTCCATTTATGTTTACTTGAATTGGAAAATAAAACAATATGGCAGCTAATAAATTTTCTCTTTTTGGCTTCACGATTGCACGTAATAGGTCTGAAGAAGACCAAGAAGTGCAACAATCTTTCACGCCTCCGGTAAGTGATGACGGAGCGTTAACGATACAATCTGCGGCGTACTATGGTACATATGTTGACCTAGATGGCACCGCAAAAAATGAAGTCGAATTAATTTCTCGTTACAGAGAAATGGCAATGCAACCAGAGATAGAAGCAGCAATCGATGATATCGTCAACGAAGCAATTTGTCAGGACGATACTGGTAAGAATATCAAAATAGTTTTAGATGAATTAGAACAACCTGAAAAAATCAAAAAAGCCATTAGGGAAGAGTTTAATACTATTCTCCGTTTGTTAAATTATAACAACATGGCACATGATATTTTCCGTAGATATTATGTTGATGGTAGAATGTTTTATCACATCATTATTGATAGGGAAAATCCAGCAGCGGGTGTCAAAGAATTAAGATATATTGATCCTCGTAAACTACGTAAAGTTCGTGAAATCAAAAAACAAAAAGATGAACGTACTGGCGTAGAAATCATGAATGTCATTAATGAATATTATATTTTTAATGACAAAATCACCACAGGTAGCGGAGGTAATTTTGGTCCTGTTGGTGTTCGCATCACTACCGATTCTATTATTTCTGTTGTTTCAGGATTAATGGATTCACGTAGGGCGGTCGTTCTGAGTTATCTACATAAGGCAATTAAACCTCTCAATCAGCTTCGTATGATTGAAGATGCAACGGTCATATATCGTATCTCAAGAGCGCCAGAACGCCGTATTTTTTACATCGATGTTGGTAATTTACCAAAATTAAAAGCAGAACAATATCTCCGTGATATCATGGTTAAGTATAAGAACAAACTTGTCTATGATGCCAACACAGGTGAAGTTCGTGATGACCGTAAATTCTTATCAATGATGGAAGATTTCTGGTTACCTCGCCGTGAAGGTGGAAAAGGTACAGAGATTACTACATTACCTGGTGGTCAAAACTTAGGTGAGTTAGAAGATGTCAAATACTTTGAAAAGAAACTATATAAGTCTCTTAACGTTCCAGTTTCTCGTTTAAATCCAGAACAAAATGGTTTCTCATTGGGTAGAGTATCGGAGATTACCCGTGACGAATTAAAATTTGCAAAATTTGTTGACCGTATGCGTAACAAGTTTGCAGATATCTTTGACCAAGCGTTGCGTGTGCAATGTGTTTTAAAAGGTATCTGTACAGCAGAAGAATGGGATCAATTTAAAGAATATGTCTTTTATGATTTCATTAAAGAAAATAATTATGCAGAACTTAAAGATGCTGAATTGATGACAAACAGATTATCTCTGTTGACTAATATTGATCCATACACAGGTCGTTATTTCTCTCATGTTTGGATTCAAAAGAATGTTTTACGTTTGACTGATGATGAAATTATAGAGATGGATAAAGAGATAGAAGAAGAAAAGAAATTAGGTTTAGGTGTTCCAGTTCAAGTAACAAATCCTATTACTCAACAAGCAATGGCACAAGAGTTAGGACAAGATATGCCACAAGGTGAACAACAACCAGCTTCTACTTCTGAATCTACTTTAACAAAGTTGAAAAGAATATTATAAATAATTAACCAATTACGGAGACAAAAATGGATTCAAAAATTATTGATTACGCAATGGATGGAGATGGTGTTAAATTTAGAGAAACTTTATATTCTCAAATCCATGACAAAGTATCTACACACATAGAAGCTGCCAAACAAGCAGTTGCTCAAAATTTTATTAAACCTGAAGCTGAACCAGAAGAACAGGTATCTTCTGAAGAACCATCTTCAGATGAAAACGTCTAAGGATAATAAATGGCAATTTCAAATAGTACACAAATATTAGTAGATACAAATAAACGAACTGTTATCAAACGTATCGGTATTTTAGATTCAGATGAAAATACAACAGTAATCATCAATCCTAAAACACTATTCGGTGCATTGAACGCCAATGGCGCTTTATGGATTAATACTTCGGGTGGAGGTAATACTGTTGCACCAGGTTTTGCCAATTCAGCATTTACAATTTCTAGAATTATTGCAGCTGTTGATGCTGAAGTAGGACACTTGCAATTGAAGTGGGAAGGTACTACATCCGATGCAACAATCGTGGCCATGGGTGTTGGCGTATTAGATTCTAATCCACAATATCAATTTCCATCAATTTCAAATAATGCAACAGGTCCAACAGGTAACGTAACAATTAAAACAGTTGGTACTACAGCAAACGCAGCATACACAGTAATTATTGAACTACATAAAAACAATACTTATTATAGTGCTGGTCAGTTCCAAGATCCTGCGGCATTCAACTACCCACCATATGGTGTAACACCGTAATGAAACCGTATGTTTCAAATATTTTTTCCAATAATTTGGTCGAAGCAAGAAAAATATTGCATGAGAGAATAGATGAGATTGTTAGACAAAAACTGGAAGAATTAAAGTTAGAAATAGCATCTGAGCCTTACGATTATGATGAAGAAGAATTAGAAGAAGGTAATGTCCAGAAAATGGGCAGAGTTAAACTAATTAAGATTCGTATTCGTAAAGGTAAGGTTCAGAGAAGAAAAAAATTGGCAACCGTAAAAGGTTATACAATAAGGGGTGGCAAGGTTACTAGAATGCCACAAGCGGAAAGATTACACAGAAGAATGGCACAAAGAAGAGCCAAACTGAAACGTAGAGGTAAATTAGGTTTGGCACTCAGAAAAAGAAAAGTGTCTATTAGAAAAAGAGGGGCGCTAGGACTACAATGAAACTCATTAGAGAAATACAAGAAACGGTAAATTATATTACCGAAGGTGCTGACGGTAAGAAGGAACTTCATATCGAAGGACCATTCCTTGTCGCCGAAACTAAAAATAAAAACGGTCGTTTGTATGAATACAACACGATGAAGAAAGAAGTTCATCGTTATACCGAAGAATACATAAACAAAAATCGTGCTTTTGGTGAATTGGGTCATCCTGAAACACCTACAATCAATTTGGAAAGAACTGCCATTTTAATCAAATCTTTGAAAGAAGATGGCAACCAATGGATTGGTAAAGCAAAAATACTCTCTACACCTTATGGAGAAATTGCCCGCAATCTTATAGAGAACGGTGCTCAATTAGGTGTTTCTTCAAGAGGTATGGGTTCGTTGAAGAATGTTAACGGTGTTAACGTTGTTCAGCCCGATTTTTATCTAGCCACAGCGGCGGATATTGTAGCAGACCCTTCTGCACCTGGAGCTTTTGTTCAAGGTATCATGGAAGGTAAAGAATGGATGTTAGTCGATGGCGTATGGACCGAACAGGATCACTCTCAAGCGATACAACAAATTCGTAAAGCATCACGTAGAGAAATCGAACAAGTAAGTTTACGCATATTTGAAAACTTCATCAAAAAACTTTAATTATAAATATATCCAATAAATCAAGGAGATTTTTAAAATGACAAAATTCAATCTGTCCGAAGCCGCTAAATCAATATTAGCTAACGAAGGCGCTAAAGAAACATTAGACGCTAGCGTTGCTTCTAAACGTGGTGGCCAAGATAAACCACAAAGACTACCAGCAACCGTTCAAGGTGATGTTGGTAAAATTGGTGATACACCTCAAGAAGAAAAGGATTCAATGCCTCAATTCACTAAAGGTGTACCATCAGCAACACCACCAGGTGCAAAGCCTCCTGTAGGTTCTGAGCCAATGCCAAAACTAAAAGGTCAACCAAATCAAAGCATGGGTATTGACGATGATCCAGTTCAACAACCAGCAACTGATTACTCATCTATCCGTGACCGCATTAAAGCTAAATTGGCACCACAAACAATGAAGCCAAATCCTGGTGCCACATTCCAATCTTACGGTGAAGAAACTGAAACCGATGAAGATATGGTAGCAGAAGAAAAAGAAGAAAAAGGCCATGAAGATGAAGCTCAAGACAAAGCACTCATCAAGAAAATGATGAAGAAAGAAACTCAGAAAGAAAAAATGAAAGAAGATATCGATGCACTTCTTTCTGGTGAAAGTCTTTCTGAAGAATTTGTCAACAGAGCAACTACCATTTTTGAAGCAGCCGTATTCGCTCGTGCAGAAGAAGTTATCGCTGAAGCACAAGAAGTTATGTTCGAAGAATTCGAAGCAGCTGTTGAAGAAATCAAAGAAGATTTGGCATCTAAAGTTGATGACTACCTAAATTACATGGTAGAAGAATGGATGAACCAAAACGAATTGGCAATTGAAACTGGTCTACGTTCTGAAATTGCTGAAGACTTTATGACAGGTCTACGTGATTTGTTCATCGAACACCACATCGATATTCCAGAAGATAAAGTAAATGTTGTTGAAGAATTGACAAGCAAGATTGAAGAACTCGAATCTGCTTTGAATGAAGAAATCAATTCTAATGTTGAATTAACAAAACAACTAACTGAACAAGTTAAAATTGAGGCAATCCACACAGCGTGTGAAGGCCTGACACAAACCCAAGTAGAGAAGCTTAAGTCACTTGCAGAAGGTGTTGAGTATACTACTGAGGAAGAATTTGTCGCAAAACTTGAAACTTTGAAAGAGTCTTATTTTAAGGCTGAAGTAAAGGTGGCAGACAGTTCATATCTAAACGAAGAAATTACAGTTGAAGAAGAAAAGAAATCCGTTTCTACTTCACCAGATATGAATTTATACGCACAAACAATTTCTAAAACTTTGGTAAAATAAATAGATTACCATTAAAGATACTTAACAAGGAGAACTATTAAATGTATCTAACAGAAGAACTTCAAAAGAAATGGCAGCCAGTTCTGGAACATCCAGAATTAGAAGCCATCAAGGATCCTTACAAGAAAGCGGTTACCGCACTTGTTTTGGAAAATCAACAACAAGCAATGCAACAAGACCGTCAGTCTTTGATGGAAGCAACTGCTTCTGGACCTACCAACGTAGCTGGTGGTGTACAGAACTTTGATCCAATCTTGATTAGTTTGGTTCGCCGTGCGTTGCCTAACCTGATTGCGTATGACGTTGCTGGCGTTCAGCCAATGACTGGACCTACTGGTCTTATCTTTGCAATGCGTGCTCGTTACTCTAACCAAACTGGTTCTGAAGCTTTCTTCAACGAAGCTAACACAGTATTCTCTGGTAACACATCGCAAGCTGGTACATACAACCAATACGGTTTCAAAGGTACAGGCATCACCGACACAGGTACAAACCCTGTTTCAAGCTTAACTGCTAACAGTTACACAACTGGTATCGGTAACCTAACAGCTGTTGCTGAAGTATTGGGTGCTGACAATGCTCCTGCGTTCCAACAAATGGCCTTCTCTATCGAGAAAGTTACTGTTACCGCAGTTAGCCGTGCATTGAAAGCTGAATACTCACTAGAACTTGCACAAGACTTGAAGGCAATTCATGGCTTGGACGCAGAAACAGAATTGTCTAACATTCTGTCTACAGAGATTCTTGCTGAGATTAACCGTGAAGTTATCCGTACTATCTACACTACTGCTGTTGCAGGTGCTCAGTATGGTACAACTACTGCTGGTTATTTCGACCTAGACACAGACTCCAACGGTCGTTGGTCTGTTGAACGTTTCAAAGGTTTGATTTTCCAAATTGAACGTGATGCAAACGTTATTGCAAAACAAACTCGTAGAGGCAAAGGTAACGTTCTGATTGTTTCTTCAGACGTTGCATCTGCAATGGCTATGGCTGGTGTTCTACAATATACACCTGCTCTACAAGCTGACCTACAAGTTGATGATACCGGTAACACCTTCGCAGGTCTGTTGCATGGTCGTATCAAAGTGTACATTGACCCATACTTTGGTGGTTATACATCTAACCAAGAGTTGGTTACTATCGGTTATAAGGGTTCTTCTCCTTATGACGCAGGTATTTTCTACTGCCCATACGTACCTCTACAAATGGTTCGTGCAGTTGACCAGTTCACATTCCAACCAAAAATTGGATTCAAGACTCGTTACGGCATGGTTGCAAACCCATTCGCTGAAGGTCTAAACGCAGGTAACGGCATTTTGAATGCTCGTACTAACGTTTACTACCGTATCTTCGGTGTTAAGAACTTGATGTAATCAAGGGAGTCACCATTAAGAGTGACATTTACAGAGACCGCTTCGGCGGTCTCTTTTTTTTGGCTCATAAATAAACATATGACAGCACTTACTAGAACCCCACAAAATACAAACTTTCTACAACCGACCAAGTTTACCTTGTCGATTGATAGGATAGGCACAAGTCAATACTTCTGCCAGTCTGCAAACATACCAGGAATTAATCTTGGTAGCGCACCTCTTTCTTATCCTGGTTTGGATGTAACTGCACCAGGAAATAAAATTATGTACAACCAATTTAACATTCGGTTTTTGGTGGACGAAAAACTACAATCGTGGCAAGACCTACATAATTGGTTTCGTTCTATTGCAGCACCAACTGGTACAGATGAAAGAAACAGATTAACTGCAATACAAAACAGTACCAAAGGTACCAAATCTCCTTATTCTGATGGAATGCTTACCATTCTTTCTTCTTTGAACAACCCAATATTGCGTGTGCAATTTTACAATTTATATCCAATTAACTTGTCAGATGTTGTATTTGATACCACTATGTCAGCAGAAGATACGATAACTGCTGATGCCACTTTTATGTTTGATTATTTTGATTTTCAACCACTATAAGGCTTGACATTATGACATGATTATGTTATAGTGTAATTTTGAAATTACTTTTTGAATTGATTATGGAAAACTTAGAACAAGTATTAAAGAATTGGGAACGTGATGCGGAAATAGACCAGACAGAACCTGGTAAAGAACTTATACGCATACCCCTACTACACAGTAAGTACCTACAAATCCTAACAAAGCATAAGATTGCCTCAAAGAAAGCACACTTTGATTATCTACGTATGCGTAAGATAAAATGGGAATACTTTACTGGTAAACTATCCAAAGAAGAATTGGAAGAATATGGTTGGGAACCATTTCAATTTACTTTGAAGTCAGATATAACCACATATCTGGAAGCAGATACAGACCTCATTAAACTTTTGGAAAAGAAAGCGTACCATGAGGAAATTGTATCAGTCATTGAAAGTATTATGAACGAATTAAAACAACGTACATGGCAGTTGCGTGATTTCATTTCATGGGAGAAATTTGTTGGCGGACAATGACCATTTAATCATAACAAAAAAAGACGAAGTATTTGCCAAGATAACCTGCGAAAGACATATTGCAAGAGAGTTATCGGAATACTTTACGTTTTTTGTTCCTGGTTACCAGTTCGTTCCTGCATATAGGAATAGAATTTGGGATGGTAAGATACGTTTATTTAATCTACAAACAAGTCAATTATATCTTGGTCTATTACCATATTTAAAAACGTTTTGTGAAGAACGTAACTATCCATACTCACACGATTTTGTTGAAGATGAATACTCGGTCTATCACGCAAAAAAGTTCATAGAAAATCTCAATCTACATTCCGCTGGTAAACCAATTGAGGTAAGAGAACACCAATTGGCTGCATATATTCATGCCATGCAATCACGTAGAACATTGTTATTGTCACCTACGGCATCAGGTAAATCTCTAATCATATATTTAATTTTTAGACAATTACTTGACTATCAAAATCTTAAAGGTCTAATCATTGTACCCACGACCTCATTGGTAGAACAATTATATTCAGACTTTGCAGACTATTCATCGGAAGAAGATTTTGATGTTGAACAAGTAGTTCATAGAATATATCAAGGCAAAGCAAAACATTCTGACAAGAGTTTAATTATATCTACATGGCAATCTTTGTATCAGATGCCTAAAGAATACTTTGAACAGTTTGATTATATCATAGGTGACGAAGCCCACCTATTCAAAGCACAGTCTTTGACAACAATTATGACTTCTGCCAATAAAACCAAATACCGTGTAGGACTTACTGGAACGTTGGATGGCACGAAAACTCACAAACTTGTACTAGAAGGTTTGTTTGGTCCAGTTAAACAAGTCACAACAACAAGACAATTAATTGATGATAAGAAAGTATCAGATTTTGAAATTAAATGTCTGGTACTCAAACATGATGATTCTATCTGTAAAGAATATAAAGAAAAAACCTATCAAGATGAGATACAGTATTTAATTTCTAATACAAATAGAAATAAATTTATTAAAAATTTAGCGGTAAGTTTACAAAATAATACTCTTATTCTTTATCAAATGGTTGACAAACATGGTCAAATCCTGTATGATATGATTAGAGGCACAGAGAAGATTGGTAATAGAAAAGTCTTTTTTGTCCACGGAGGTGTTGACACCGAAGATAGAGAAGAAATACGTAAGATTATGGAAACAGAAAAAGATGCCATTATCGTTGCGTCTTTTGGAACTTTTTCTACAGGTATTAACATTAAGAACCTTCACAATATTATATTCGCTTCTCCGTCAAAGTCAAGAGTCCGAAACCTACAATCTATAGGTAGAAGTTTGAGACAAGCGGAAGGTAAAGATAAAGCGGTGTTGTATGACATTGCGGATGATATGAGATATAAAAATCATATGAACTTTACCTTGAAACATTTTGTAGAAAGAACAAAGATATATAATGATGAGAAGTTTCCTTTTAAGATTTACAAAATAGGTTTAAAACATGAATAATACAAACATTCAAATCGTAAAATTGAAGAATGGGGAAAACTTGATTGCTAATGTGTCTGTCATTGATGGCAATTATCTATTGGAAGAACCAATGGAATTTGACGTATTTGAATCGGGACAAAATGCAGGTAATCTAATGATGAAACATTGGTTGCCTGTGGCATTAGTTAAAAAGAATGAGGCTAAGATACAAGGTATTGATATTCTTTCTGTGTTGGAACCAGATGAAGAATTCTGTGAATACTATCTTAACACTATTGAAAAAATCAAAAGATTGGTGGAAGCAAAGAATGAGGTTGATAATATGGGTGAGGAAGAAATTAAACAGATTATGGACCACCTATCTAATAAGAAATCAGTTACAGTTCATTAACACTTTCAAAGGGGGACATACTCGACTGTACAGGTTGTCAAGCCCTTTGTCAATACTACTTTATGGAATATATGAATACAAAAACCAAACATTACATCAACAACGCAGATTTTCTACAAGCGCTTGTACAGTATAAACAAGACTGTGCGACTGCAAAGAAAGAAAATAAATCTGAACCACCAATACCAAATTATATTGGTGAATGTTTTATGAAGATTGCCGAAGGTCTATCACATAAACCAAACTTCATTAACTATACCTATCGAGATGAAATGATATCGGATGGTATTGAAAACTGTCTGATGTACTTCAATAACTTTGACCCAAACAAGTCTAAAAATCCATTTGCATACTTTACTCAAATCATTTACTATGCCTTTCTAAGACGTATACAAAAAGAAAAGAAACAAACTTATGTGAAGTACAAAGCTACCGAACAAATGGGTATCTTTGATGAGTTTGAAATGTATGAGGCTGAAGATGGTATGTTCAAACAATTTGAGATGTATGACAATATTTCCGAATTCATAGAGACCTATGAACAGACCAAGAAAACTAAAAAAGCCGAAAAAATTAAGGTAAAGAAGCCCAAAGGTATTGAAAAGTTCCTAGGAGAATGATATACTGAACTTTTGTAGAGGAGATTACAATGTACAAAGTAGTTTATTACCTTAATGGAACTAGCCATGTAGGATTTAAATGGTTCAAAACTTTTTCAGAAGCAGTAAATTTTGCTGGAACCCAAGAGAAAGAATCCGTTTTAGAAATTAAACAATACTTAAATGATGAAGTTGAAGAAGCTGAAAGCAAATGAAAGTAGCAATTATTACTGACCAACATTTTGGTGCTAGAAATGATTCAATAGCATTTTTGGATTATTATGAAAAATTTTATAGAGAAACATTTTTTCCATGCCTTGACAGCAATGGCATTAGTACTGTTCTTATACTCGGTGACACTTTCGATAGGCGCAAGTACGTAAACTTTTATTCACTCAAAAGAACTAAAACAATGTTCTTTGATGAATTAGCTAAACGAAACATTCAGGTATGGATGTTGGCAGGCAACCATGACACCTACTTTAAGAATACCAACGATGTTAATTCAGTAGACCTGTTATTGCGTGAATATGATAACATAACAGTTATTGATACACCACAAACAATACATTTAAACTATGAAAATGTAAATCATGATATCTGTATGATGCCGTGGATTTGTACCGACAACTATGTAAATAGTATGGAAGAAATGAAAAATACTTCGGCCACTATTTGCATGGGACATTTTGATATTGCTGGTTTTCAAATGCATCGTGGTTTGACCTCTGATGATGGACTAGATAGAAGTATATTCAAACGATTTGATATGGTTATGTCTGGACATTTTCATCATCGGTCAAGTTCAGACAACATTTATTATCTTGGAAATCCTTACGAACTAACTTGGGTAGACTATAATGACCAAAGAGGCTTTCACTTATTTAATTTGAACACATATGAATTGGATTTTATCCCAAATCCAAACATTATGTTTCATCGTATTACCTATGATGATAAACTGGAATCTATCACCGAAATAACCGAAAAAGATTTAACAAAGTATGCCAGCAGTTATGTCAAAGTGGTTGTGGTTAATAAGACCAATCCATATCTGTTTGATAAGTTTCTAGAAAATCTATACAAACAAAATCCAATCGATATTACCATTGCGGAAGATATTGCAGACTTGACAGAAGGTCTAGAAGATGATATGATAGACCAAGCAGAAGATACTTTAACTATCATAAACAAATATGTGGACTCAATACAGGAAGACCACATAGACAACAACAAATTGAAAACTGTAATACGTGAACTATACGTAGAGGCATTGAATACTGAAAAAACATGATTATTTTTGAAACTGTTCGTTGGAAGAATTTCTTATCAACAGGTAATAATTTTACCGAAATCAATCTAAACAAATCACCTAATACCCTCATCATTGGTAACAATGGTGCGGGCAAGTCTACTATTTTGGATGCATTGTGTTTTGGTTTGTTTGGTAAACCATTTCGTAAAATAAATAAACCGCAGTTGTTAAACTCTATCAATCAACAGCAATGTGTGGTTGAAATTGAGTTTTCAATTGGACAGAAAAAATATAAAGTAATACGTGGCATCAAACCAAATGTGTTTGAGGTTTATTGTAACGGAGTGTTGGCTGACCAAGATTCAAAAGCAAAAGATTATCAAGATTACCTAGAGAAATTTATTCTCAAAATAAATTACAAATCTTTTACGCAAGTTGTTATTCTTGGTTCAGCCTCTTTTATTCCTTTCATGCAGTTATCACCTGCTGATAGAAGGTCTATCATTGAAGATTTGTTGGACATTCAAATTTTTTCCTCAATGAATGGTTTGGTCAAAGAAAAAGTGGCCATCATCAAAGAAACTACCACAAAAACAAAGTATGCCATTGAACTAACATCTGAAAAGATTAAGTTTCAAAAGCAAAGTATTGAGGACCACAAAACACGTAACGAAGAAGAAATTGAAAAGAAGAAACAAGAACTCGTTACCAGTCAACAACAAATTGGCAAACTCAATAAAGATAATACTCTGATTCAGAAACACATTGATATATTGAATGGTAAGATTTCTGATAAGATAGTGATTGAAAAGAAAAGTTCCAAGTTATTACAACTTGAAGCCAAGCTTGAAACTAAACTTAAAAAATTGGATAAAGATGAAAAGTTCTATGAAGAAAACCATGACTGCCCAACCTGCAAACAAAGTATCGATGACTCCTTCAGACATAACCAACTTAGTGGAATCAATCAAACAAAAGGAGAAGTTGGAGTTGCAGTCAAAGATATCGAAATTAAAATCCAAGAAGCAAACCAACGCATCGAAGAAATCCAAAAAATAATTAAACATATTCAGGCACATAACAATGAAATCATCAAACACAACTCAACGATTTCTGCCGTCAATAGTTACATCACAAAGATACAATCTGAGATTAATGATTTGGAGAATCATAAAGACAATTTGGAAGAAGAAAATCAGAAGCTCAAGGAACTCAAAGGAGAATTGTCCTTGTTGCTCAGGGAATTGGAAGAATTATCGGTAGAAAAACAATACTATGATTTCGCAAGTAACCTATTGAAAGATGGTGGTATTAAAACCAAAATCATCAAACAGTATTTGCCAATTATGAACAAGTTGATTAACAAGTACCTGACTGCCATGGATTTCTTTGTTAACTTCAATATCAATGAATCATTCGAAGAAACAATTAAGTCTCGTCACCGTGATGAATTTTCCTATGCCAATTTCTCCGAAGGTGAGAAGATGCGTATTGACTTAGCACTATTATTTACTTGGCGTCAGATTGCCAAGTTGAAGAATTCAACCAATACTAATCTGTTGATATTGGATGAAGTATTTGATTCTTCTTTAGATACCGTAGGTACAGAAGAATTTTTAAAACTGATATATGAAATGGGATCCGATACCAATATATTTGTTATCTCTCATAAGGGCGACCAACTCTTTGATAAGTTTAGGTCTACAATTAAATTTGAAAAGAAAAATAATTTTTCACAGGTGGCAAAATGATGAAAGACGGCATTATTAAAATTGATACCTCAGAAGGACTGATGCAGGCTTTTGAGGAAAAGAAGTTTGATGTATTTAAAGTATTACCTGATACACATCCTACACTACATCAGGTATTACCTGAATTTGATTTCTCAAAACCTCCAGTTGATCCTAATTGGTTTGCATCTTCATTGGTGGAAACCTGTAGGGCATATAATGGCATGGGTTTATCTGCCAATCAATGTGGATATAATCATCGTGTATTTGTAATGGGTTCAGGTGAAAATTTTGTGGCATTCTATAATCCAAAAATCGTTAAGACCGAAGGTGAGACAACAATGGAAGAAGGTTGCCTAAGTTTTCCTCTGTTGACTTTTAAGATTCAAAGGGCAGAACAAATTTGGGTAGAGTACCAAGATTTTACTGGTGCCAAAAAAGAGGCACACTATATTGGCTTAACTGCTCGTTGTTTTCAACATGAGCTTGACCACATGAATGGTATCGTGTATACTAGTAAAGTGAAACCGTTAGCTATGCAAATGGCTTTGAAAAAACGGGCAAAGATTATGAAAAAATATACTAGAGTCAATAAAAAATAATGGCGACACCAATTGAATTTGTAGATAAACAATGGGATGAATGGCAAGAGTCTAATTCAAAAGATTCTTTTCAACACATCGATGAGAATTTACTTAAAGAAACTCTTATCAATGATTTGACATATGCATCTAAAATGGATGTACGTGAGTATACTCTGTATCAAAAATGGTGTGAAGTAAAAGAACGTTATCCTGTTGATGAAGTTAGTACTCTTTGGGGTACAGAACTTCAGATGGTTTATCCTGAACAAAAGAAATTAGTGGACAAAGTTAAATCTAACTTTTGGATGCCAGAATCACCTGATGATTTTGAAAAACTAAAACCTGTTATGAAACTTTCCAATGGTGAATTGGCAGAGACATGGAATGCCATTCGCACCTTTTCTTCCACAATGAAGAATAACAGTAACATTGGTCGCAATCTATTCTATACACTTACAGATGAAGTAACTAATAAATACCTTGGTGTCATCTGTATCTCCTCAGACTTTCTGGATTTGACTCCAAGAGATAATGCAATTGGATGGTCGAGAGATATTAAGACACAGCAACACATGATTAACCATACTGCAATCGGTTCTACAATCGTTCCATTACAACCACTTGGGTTTAATTACATGGGTGGCAAGTTGTTGGCACTAATGTGTTTATCCGATACAGTTCAAAAGGATTGGAAAAGACAATATGGAGATGTCCTTGTTGGAGTTACAACTACTTCTCTTTATGGGAATACTAAGTCTGGTGGTCTATCTCAGTATGATGGATTAGAACATTGGAATAAAATGGGGTTCTCCTCAGGTTCTGTGGCATTTGAACCTAGTAGAGCAACCAAACGATTAGTATTTGATTGGATTAAAGAGAATCATACACGTAAATATTTTGAGTGGTGGGAGGCAAAGAATCAACAAGGTTTGCCACTCAAACGTGACCATAAAAACCGGTCACTAAACTTTGCCTATTCCAAACTTGGTATTCCTAAGAATTTAATTCGTACAGAACACCAACGTGGAATTTATTTTTCACCTCTGTATACAAATACCAATGAGTATTTGCGAAAAGAAATTACTGATGAAAATCTGGTAAAGATGTTCGATACAAGTGAAGAAACCCTTGCCAATATTTGGAAAACCAAGTATGCTAAGGGTCGAATCAGGCAGTTGCAGAAAAAGGACAACGTATCATACGAATCCCTTTTCTATGATGACTTGATTTACTTATCTTGGGAAGATACCAAGGCAAAATATCTGCCACAAGTAGGCAGATAAGTTAAGTATACCGCATAGGTGCTTGACTTTTATACTATATAATAGTATGATGTGAGAACTTGCAACCCGCAAGAAATTTTTTATTAATTAAATATGGAGTTTTATATGAAACAATCCGCTAAGCAAAAAATCCTTAATTACCTGAGCAAGAGCGAAGGTTACAACACATTGACCACAGCACAAGCACGTGCTCGTTTCGGCATTCAAAACGTTGCCGCACGTATCGAAGAACTGCGCCAAGAAGGTCATTGCATCTACACCAACACCGTTTCCCGTGGTGATGGTTCTAAAGTTAAAGCATACCGCATCGGCAAACCAACCAAAGCTATGGTTCGTGCAGCTATCAAATCTGGTTTCAGCTTTGCTGCTTAATCTAACCTGATTTAGAGGGGCTGCACCTTCATTGGTGGGCCCCATTTTTTTACCTATGGAGCTCAAATGGAAATCCAAATTGAAACCGAAGAACTAAGAAAAAAACGATTATTTGTGGCCACACCGATGTATGGTGGCATGAACCATGGATTGTACATGAAGTCTTGCCTTGACTTGCAAGGGCTCTGTATGCAGTATGGCGTTCAAGTAAAATTCTCGTTCTTATTTAATGAGTCCCTAATTACTCGAGCAAGAAACTATCTCGTAGATGAATTCTTGCATCGTTCTGATTGCACACATATGTTGTTTATCGACTCAGATATTCACTTTAATCCACAAGACGTTATTGCAATGTTGGCATTAGACAAAGATGTTATCGGTGGTCCTTATCCTAAGAAAGCAATCAAGTGGCGTTCAATCAAAAGAGCCGTTGAAAAGAACCCCACAATCGATCCTGGTGCGTTAGAAAAACTTACAGGTGATTATGTGTTTAACCCTGTCAAAGGCACCGCACAATTTAATGTAACAGAACCACTTGAGGTTTTGGAAATTGGTACCGGTTTTATGATGGTTAAGCGTGAAGTATTTCCTAAGTGGGAAGCAGCCTACCCTGAGTTCCGTTATAAACCAGACCACGTTGGTCAGGCCAACTTTGATGGTTCACGTTACATTCATGCGTACTTTGATACCGTGATTGATAATGGTTATCCTTTTGACCATGTACACTCATTGATGGTTGAAGCGGCCGCTGGTAAAGATGTTAAAGAAGGTTTTGATAAGTTACTTAAACTTGAGAAAAATGCTTCACATCGTTACCTATCAGAAGATTATATGTTCTGTCAATACTGGCGTAACATTGGTGGTACAATCTATTTGTGTCCATGGATGAAAACTGCACACATTGGTACTTATCACTTCCAAGGCGATATGCCAGCTGTTGCAAACTTTGTCGGAGAAATGTAATGGAAGTTAAACCAATTTCTGCTCTATCATCGGATCAATTAAAACCTATTGGTGTTATTCCAAGTAAAGGTCGTAAGTTTGATGGTGGTAAATTAGAATATGGTTTACTGCCACCCCTTGCATTAGAAGAAACGGTCAGAGTTCTTACTTTTGGTGCTCAAAAATATGAACGTGATAATTGGCAAAAAGTACCTGATGCAAAACGCAGGTACTTTGATGCCTTAGAACGTCATGTATGGGCTTGGAAAAAAGGTGAACAATATGACCTTGAATCTGGTATACATCACTTGGCACACGCTATGTGCTGCTTGATGTTTTTATATGAACATGATATAATGTATTCATTAGATAATGGAGAACGTGAATGAAACTTTCAAATGAAACCCTAACAGTTCTGAAGAACTTTGCTTCTATCAATCAGAACTTAGAATTTAAAAAAGGTACTAAACTGGCAACAGTTTCACCTACCAAAACTGTACTTGCTGAAGCAATACTCAAAGATGATTTTACCGATGAGTTCTGTGTTGAGGACTTGAACGAATTTTTGTCCGTTCATTCTTTGTTCCAAGACAAAGCAGAACTATCATTCGATGAACATAACATTCTTTTTAAAGGTGACCGCCGTAAAATTAAATACCGCAAAACCTCAAAGACTGTTATTGTTACACCACCAGATAAGACACTTACACTTCCATCTGAAGATGTTAAATTTACTTTGGCTGCGGAAGATTATGATTGGATTTTAAAAACATCTAAAGTACTTTCTTCACCACACATCTGTATTCAATCTGATGGTGAGAAAGTTGAGATTGTAACATTTGATGCAGCTGTTGATTCGGCACACATCAACTCACTCGAACTCAATACAAATGGTACAGGCAAAAAATATAAAATTGTATTCTCTGTAGATAACTTTAAATTGATTCCTGGTACCTATGATGTTACTGTTTCATTCAAAGGTCTTACCAACTTTAAAAATACCAAAGACAATATTCAATATTGGATTGCGTCTGAGGCTAAACATACAAAAATCGGAGAATAATAATGTTGTTAACCTTTACAGATTCAAAATCTAAAACTGCTTTTGCTGTCAATCCAGAATATGTTGTTTGCGTATCTATTGGACATGATGATGAAAAAAATGAAAAGGCAGTTGTTCATCTAATCAATGGTGCCATTTTTGTTGAAGAATCATATCTTGATGTGGTTGGTGCTTTACAGGGTGAGTTGAGAAAATAATGGATCCGATTGTAATCAATAATTTCTTACCGGAAGCATATGCTCAAAACATATATCAAATGCTTACTGGTGAGAACACAGAACTAACTTGGCACTTTTCAAAGTTTTCTGTAGATTATGATGGTTCGACATCCAAATTATTTCCTGTTGAACAGGAAACAAAAGACCACGTAAGATTTACTCATTCATTCATTAGAGATAATGTTTTGGTTGATGCTAATTTCACCAAACATCTAATGGTTTTAGTAGCACAATTTGAAAACTTTACTGGTCAAAAAATTACACACACAACACGCATGAAAGCCAATCTTCTATTGAACTTGGAAGGTCCATCTTTACAACCACCACACGTTGATGGTATGATTAAAGATGAGAACGGAGTTTATAGTTGTATTGGCAAAAAAACATTATTGTATTACGTTAACAATGCTGACGGAGATACAGTCTTTTACAATGAAAGATTTACTGGAGAACCTATTGCAGTATTGACTGAACAAATGAGAATCACACCTAAAAAAGGTAGTGCTATAATTTTTGATTCTAATCAAGTACATTCTGCAAACATTCCTAAATCTAAGGCTTACAGGTGTGTAATCAATTCAATATTTGAAACAACATAATAGGATTAATATGACTAAAGTGAATACATTATTCGGTTCTTTTGATGAAGAAGCATTGAAAAAACTAAAAGGTTATGTAGATGAAGTTGTCGTGCATATGCATAAGAATGATGGTAACAATGCTGCCATCAAAGACATTGTTGATATTGCACATGATGAGTTGAAAATTCCTAAAAAAATTCTTAAACGCATGGCAAAAACTCAACACAAGAATTCTTTTCAGACTGAAGTGGCTGAATCAAAAGAATTTGAAGCATTATACGAAAGTATGGTTGAGGTGAAGTGATGCAAGTATTTGATATTACCCGTGAGGAATATATTGCTG